ATGCTCTGGGAAGGAAACGTCAACAGAGAATATGAACAAATGCTAAATGAAGGTATTATGGATATTCTTGCGATTGGTTATGAAAAAGGCAAACAACTTGTTGGCAAAGCAAAAGAAGTATACGATAACGCAGTGGCAAAAGTTGGCGATTTTTACATAAAACTTCTTAATCAAGCTTGGTTGCTTACTCAAAAAGTCAAACAAGGTTTGCAGAAAGTTGCGTCTGTACTAAGGAGTGTTTATGACAAGGTATCGGTTTTCTGCGATAAGCACCCTATATTTTGTCAGGTAGTTAAGATCTTTCTCGCAATGTTGGCTATTACTGCTGTCATGGTGTTGTTCAGCAACGGCGCGGAGGCAGCGATACGAAGCCCTATTAATGGAAGAGTGGTTAATGATGTGGGTGTTGACGCCATAAAAGGTATGCTTCTTGACGCAGCGCAGGATGCACCGATGGCAAATCAAGAAGTACAGGAATCTTTTGTAGAAGCCTATAGGTGGTTAGAAAAAGCTCACGCTTCCAAAAATGTAGTAGATTTGGCACAATCAAACGAAGCGGGAGCAAAATTGGTGGTGAAAATGTTTGATAACCTTAAGCTTGTTAATGAAGATCCAACCCTTTCAGATTTCATAAAGGACAATTGGTACGTAGAAATGGTTTTAAAAGGACGGGAAGTTGTTGAAACCACAACTCAGGTTACAAGAGAAGTGTACGAAACAGGTAAAGGACACGAAACCACCTATATTGAATTTACTTCTCTAGCTGGCCCAAGATAAATGAAACTTCTGCTTGAAAATTGGCGGAAGTTTATTACAGAAAATTATGAGCCCATCACAACTCTTCGTATTTTTGATTTCGACGAAACAATAGCTCATACGAGGTCAGAAACACGTGTTAAGGCGCCTGATGGCTCTACTGCTACCCTGGGTAACCAGCAAGAGTTTGAAGAGTACATGAGGGCAGCAGCAGCGAAAGAAGGCGTAGAATCTTTTGACCCAGTGAGAGACCTGCAAAATCTCGGCTACGAAATTGATTTAAGTGATTTTTCAATAGTAAAAGATCCAGATGAGATTAATATCGTCACAGACATAATGAAAAAGTCACCTGAAAACTCTAAGACATACATTGTGACTGCCCGAAGGGGCAATTCGCTTGGCCCAATTATGGACTACTTGGATGAAATTGGAGTCGATGCATCGCAAGTCAGACCAATAGCAACTCAAGGCGAATCAAAGGGTGACGTAATGATTGCTATGATGAAGAACAAGATAATGCCTAATGGTAAATCCAACATCAATAGAATTGAATATTACGAGGATTCACAAAAGAATATTGATGATGTTATGTCAAAGATATGCAACAACAAAGAAATAGAAGATATCAAACCAGATAATTTTGAGCTTCTTGTTTATAAAGTTGTTGGTTTTGGTGATGACCCACAGCGACGATATAAAATAGAGCCGATTAGTTGCTAATAGAAAACTATTTAAAGTTGGAGATTGAATTATGTCAAACGCAAATAATGGATGGGAAACCTACTCAAAGTTAGTTTTACAGCAACTTGAAACCATGGCTAATGGAATCGAAGGCTTGCGAACAGAATTGCAGGACGTAAAAGGTCAACTGACAGAACTCAAAGCGAAAGAAGACAGAGTTCAAGACTTAAAAGCCTGGAAAGAGAAAATGGATGATGTTGCCTCTCCTCCACAAATAAGAGAAGCGTTACAAGAAATAGAAAACTTAAAAACGTTTAGAACAAGGGCTGCAACGATATTCATGGTTGTTCAGGCTGGTATGGGTTTTGCCATGGCTTGGATCATGGAAATGTTCTAATTTTTGAATAACAATATAATATAATACTGTTATTATCCATGGCTTAAAAAGTCTAAAATCAAAGTACAACTTGGCCTCATAGTTACTTTGTGGCACTTACACGAAAAGAAATAAAAGAATTTTGCTCGCGAATTATAAAACAAGTAGGTGGTTCGCCCGATGAGGATGAACCACTAGTTCCAGAGTATGGAATAAAAGGCTCTGGTATCATGTACTGTCGGGAATATGGCACAAGGGCTTTTGTAAAAATCAGTCGTGGTCAAAAAGTATGGGTGATCGATGATGAAAAAGATGAATTAAATAAAGTTTTAATTTACACTTCTTGTGGTAGAATAGTAATGATAGATTATGATGAGCTAATTTATACCGAGTGTGATTAATGCTTTTTACTTTTAATTCTTTTTGGAAAACAACTTTTTCGTTAGCTGCCGGGGCGCTTTCCTGCGTGTTTATTGGTTTTGAGCTTACAGTTGTGTCTTTGCTGGTTCTTTTAGTGTGTAAAAATTACAACGATAAGTCGTTTTTAATTTAAAAACTAGCCTATTTAAGGCGTGGCTGCAAATATAAAGAAAAAGTCTACACCTGCTGTGTTTTTAGTGAGACACATCACAGACGTAGATAACCAGAAAGTTTCACAAGTAGGGCCTTTTCATTCAGAAGAGGAGGCGCTAGCAACTTGCACGCATTTTCTCAAACAAGGAACTTGTTCTTGGCTAGTTAAACACAATGGTAATGGATGAAAAACAAGCTTTTGGTGAAATAACCGCAAAAGATTTTGAGCCCGGTGATATTGTGGAGTGGTCGTCTTGGTGTACCAAAGATGAGGAATGGATTTCTAACTATGGTATAATTGTTAAGAATGAAAACAGAATACAGTCCAAT